CATGGCAGAAGACTATGTTGACGAAACCTTTGATCTCTTTATATCAGCACTTGAGGTATCTGAAAACGAGGTAGATCAATTTACAAACCTTAATGATCTATTAGCCTATATCGAGGATAGATCATAACAAACCATCATATTATCAAACCATTATAAATGGTGTTATGATTATATTATGCCAAGAAATTTCTATAGATTGAATAATCCAAGAGCAGCAAAGAATGATGATATAGGTTTGACTAATGCTTTTGTATCCTTTACTCATACTATAGGTTTGGGTAGATTCTTTTCCTTTATCCCGCCGCTTTTTGGCGGGCATCAAGAGCGGCCCATTTCAGGCGGGGATCAAAAAGAATACAAACCCCATCATAAAGATCTCTATAAGTAGACAACAAACCATATTTCCTGGTTTTCTGGTTTTTTAAAACATTTTCAAACCTTTTAAAACATATTACGAACTTATTGGATTTTTTCCAGAATTTTGGGCAAAAAAAGATTACGAACCCTATTGACAAACCCCCATATCTAGGATATAATGCCCAAACCAGGATATAATGGTTTGACAATATCGGGCATATATGGTATAGGGTTTGATGGTTTGTGGTTTGATATGTCTCTTTTTCCCGCCGCACATTACGAGCCGCCCTCTATAAAATGGTCCATCCACCACTATACTCCACTTTACTCCACTTTAACCCTATCTAAAAATACAATCAGTAAGACATTATTATGGTGTATAATGAATATATGAACGCAGAAAATAGTTTTGTAGGCATGAAAAAAGAAGGTCATTATGACTTTTCAGAAATAAAACAAAACAATGATGCCCTAATCATACATGGCAAAAGCGTAGGACAAAACCCAGAATCCTTTGATAGGTCTGAATCCTACAAGCAAAACTTTGAAAAGATGGGTAATGGAGTAGAAAATGTCAAGGTAATAGAAAACTTTCTATCAGAGAAAGAATGTCAGATATTAATTGACCTCATTAATAGATTTGGCAAAGCAGAAGAGTTACCAGTTCAATGGGATGCTGATCTAAACCCAACTATCGTAAGAAAGACCTATTCAAACCTAAGAATAGCAGACAAGTATGTGCCTATGGTCCAAGAACTACTAGAAAAAGAATATGGATTTCCAGTAAAAAATAAAAGTGCATTCTTCGCAAGGTGGGATGCTGGGGATAAACTAGAACTTCATGTTGATGATTTAGGACCAACCAACACCAACCACATGGCTACATTAATATATTTAAATGACGATTATGAAGGCGGGGAGATAGATTTCCCAACCCATAAATTATCTCATAAACCAAAGACTGGAGACCTAATAATGTTTCCAGGAAATATGCATTATGCACATGAGGTCAAAACCATCATATCTGGTGTGAGATGGACTGTTCCTATGTGGTTTGAATTTGTATAACATTTAACAAATAACTTCTTATAAACAATCAAGAGTAATTTTTGGCGGGATTATGAAGATCCTTTATAGCCCTATTGACCAAACCAATTATCTTCTTCTTGGATATCTTACTAGCATCAAATGTCTCCGTATATCCCCCATAGGGCATATCTTCCTTATGTAGGTAATAGCCGTATTTATCTCTTAGTGTTTGTAGTACTGTAGATTCTACTCTTCTACATCCCCGCCGATCTTGAAAATACCAATATGCCACTAATTCCCATCCCTTGGTCCTATGCTGGCGAAACCTTTTACCTGTGATATCCCCCACACCTACCTTGATGGCATGATATTTTTGGTGATAAATCACATATAGTATGGACATAAAAGTATTATATAATGGGTTTGCCATGTTATCTCGTGAGTCCAAGATAGATTCTATTGTTGATATTATTCATGATCAACTTAAAGGAAAGCACAAAGATAGGTTGGCTAAAGAATTGGCAGAAGAAATATTAGATGCCATAGAAGATGAAAGTCCCACTTGGTATGAACATGGATAAAGAACAAATAAAATATCTTTGCTATAGTTGCGGTGTTATATTTATGATAGACATTGATGTAAAGGACAAATGGGAACATTGTCCAACATGCTATAATAAATAAATGGAACCAACAAAATGCTATTACTGTGATGAGCAAGCAAAATATACTCAGCCAGGTAAAACCACAGGCAAGATTATTGATGTCTGTGAAAAGCATTTTACATTCAAGCATTGGGGATAGGAGATAATATGAATACGGAAGAATGGTCAAGAGAGACTAAGCAGAAGATTATTATATCTGCTATGGTTATTCTGGCAGCATTAGTATTCTTTGCCCTTATCTAATGAAACAGTCTAACGACAATAAGTCAGAAACTCAGCGTAAGAGGGCTGAGAAAAACAAGAATCGTATATCTGACAAACCACATCTATCTAAGCATGAAAGATGGGAATTGAGAGAAAGATTACGAATAATATCTGAAAGCCTATCAAAATTTTAAAATGGCTGTAAAATGTGCGATTGTGCATTTACATCAAATATTTGTTAAATCAGAGATTATTGAGGTTGATGGCATAACTCATATTAGATATTCTTGTTCAAGATGTGGGTGGGAAAGGCAACAGGCAGCATAGATAATATTTAACCATATTGACCGTAGGGGTCATTGAGAGGTTATTTATTTCTATTTTCCGCCGAACTTTAAGACAATTAGTAGTGTATAATTAAAAGATGGATAGGGGCTATATTGTCAGAAGAACATACTAAAAAAAGAAAGTTATTGGATGGCTCTGAAGTAAACGATTACGATCATCCCATTGATTTAATTTTGCATACCAAGGCTCCAGGAAAATGGAAAGTAATTGATATGGAGACAGGTCAGGAATATATAGGGTCTGAAATAACACACCCAACTTTTGGTGAGATTTTACGCACCAAAGTAAATAATGGTAAAATAGGATCTTGGCATAAGACGAAAAGGAAAGATGGATCTAATGTTGAATAAACCAATAACATTCCACTGGATGTGGAGAAGACACTGGCAGATAAGTGATAGTATTGAGAATCTAGATCTTGATGGAATTCTCCGTATGGCACAAGAGTTGGATGGTGCAAATGTTAAATCTGTTTTGCTTCCGTATGGTCCAGGAGGCATAGACTTTTCCTTAGTTATAAAAGATGCATTAGAAAAAACAAATCAGTTAATTATGACAATTGCTTTACCTGCATATGGGGTAAGCCCAGATTATGCTGCTAAGATTTTAGAAACATTGAATCGTTTTGCTCCTGGACGAATTGGAGTAAATCTTGTCGCTGGAAGATGGGGTGACGAAGGTAATGGCCCTAGCGAAAAACTAGTCATAGATCATTACATGCATGATCCATCACTCATTGATACTCTTGAAAAAAGAGTAGCAATATCAGAAGTTTGGATGGATAAAGTTATGGCGTTAATGAAAAATCATAAACATAAAACTCATATGGCCGTAGTTGGTTCTTCAGATACAACAATTAGAATAGCAAATAAGCATTGCGAATATATATATATAGACGACAATCTTTTACGTAGACCTGAGCAGTATGCAAAAATAACTTATCCAAAACCAATTCTTATTGTAGATCCATTAATAATTGAAAAACCAGAAGACGTTAACAATGTTGTTTATGATGATAATGCACCACCAAGAAAACAATTTCATCATATTGTGGGTACACATAATGAAGTTGTTGCTGCAATTAAAAATATTGCAGAAAAATTTGACATCTATGATTTTATGATACATACAGATCAAAAAGACATTAGTAAGTTGTTAAAATTAGTAAAGGAGTTTGACAAAATGCCATCTGATAATAAGGGTGAAATGGAACATTTTGATATATCAAATGATGATAGAAGGCCTGAAGGGTCAACGCTTCATCACGAGGTATTTGAAAGAATTGGAATTAAGGAAAATAATTTAAAGGTTTTCAGTAATTTTATATCTCCAGAAGAATGCAGGGCTATTATACAAAGTATTAAAGATGTAAATCCATCATCAGAAAAGCCAGTGCAATTTAGCCCAGATGGGGATCCTCTAACCTTTAGAAAAGATTGGGATATTAATCCATATATTGATAAATATAAAAATATTGTTAATGGTGTTATAGAAGCAGAATATCCTATTAGGGTATTAGTGAGAAGTGCAAAAATTGCAGAGTGGACAAAAAACGATGTATATGATTTGCATATTAATGATTTAGGTATAAATGATTTTAATAATATGTCTGCAACTATATATCTTAATGATGATTTTGAAGGGGGAGAATATCACTTCCCTGCTCAAAATAAAACCTTCAGGCCAAAGGTCGGAGATTTAATTATTTTCCCAGGTAACATGTATTATAATCATATAATTAGTAGAATAACTTCAGGATCAAGATATACTATTCCTTTGTGGTATACATTTATTTAAAAGTAAGATGACAATAAAAGATAGAATAGATAATATATTGTTCAAAATTGGACAAGAAATAAAGATACACAAAATCAATTCTGATAATACTATTATTGAAATAGACTATGATAAATATTCTGATGAAATTTTAAAACTTTTTGAAGAATATAAGGGTGTCTAACTTTACAATTTTGTCAGTTTAGTGTATACTAAAAGTATGAATGGAAAAGTTGTTATTTGTCCTGTGTGCAAAAAAGAAACTGAAGTACGTTGGGGTATATTTGCACATGATACACTGAATAGGCACATGAAGGAACATAAATGAAAGAATATAAATTTGATGATTTGGACAATGATGGTTATGAAATTGTCATTCCTAAAGAGGTAGTCAAGAACATACTTATACATCATTATGCTAAAACATTTTACTGGACAGTTGGATTGTTTTCATTTATCGTTGGATTTTTGACAGGAGTAATTGTATGAGCAGACAACCAGTAGAATTTTTAGAACTAGAAGAGTCAGTTGTTGTTACTCTTAAAACTAAATGTCCAGAAAAATATTTATTGGTAGATAGACAAACTGGAGATGTATTTGTTGCTAAAGAAACTGGAGAATGGGAGTTAGTTCGTGGGGGGCCACACAGACATGTATGATGATGATGCTTTTGAATGGGAAACAGTTAGAATAGATCAATCTCGTCCGCCACTGAGATGGATTGCAAATTTTTTAGGTAATCTTGCATCATCTGCTATTCTTCGTATATCTTATGCTGAAGAAGAAGGTAAAGAAAATTTTGCATATAAAAGAGATCTATTTATTTGGGATAAATGTTGGCCTATTTATGATAAATATGGAACTATATATAAAATGAAATTTGATGGAGAAGAACTATGATACAAGATTTTATAAATGGACTTGAAGATCCAGACGGTAAGTTAAATGGTTTTGGCATGAAAATACTAATCATAAACCTAATACTTAATGACTATAAAGAATGTCCAAATGTAGTTGAAACAGACAACAAGATGTTTTGTACTACTTGGTATAGACATGATGATTGTGTAAGAATAATGAATATTCTATATAAGATTACTAAAGATGATTTGTATACCCTGCCAGAAATGAGGTCTTCGGCTAAAGAGGCTCTTAATGAAATGCTTGCTGATCCAGATACCGCAGAAATATTGCAAAGGCTTGAAGACAATGGTATTTGACAATAAATAATATTTTGTTTATAATTTATAGATGAATCAAATAGAAAGGCATTATCATTAAAAAAATAATATCTGCTGTTTTTGCCATTTCTTTATTTTCTATTTCACCATCATATTCTGTCGAGTTTGGACAAGATGCAACGGGTGATCCAAATGCTGTAAAAGTGGCAGGAGCATCTGGGTTTCTATATTCAGAGAGAATTGTTTTAACTGCTGCACATGTAATTGAAACTTCTGGCGGTATTTCCTATTGGGAGCGTCAAGGTATTATTTATGAACCAGGAATCAGTAATACTGAAGGTCAAAAAAGATATAGGGTCAAACAAGTAATCATTCCAAAAACATATGTTGCTTATGCTGGACATCCTTTCAATATTCAGCCAATTGATGACTTTGCAATTCTTATATTAAGTGAAGATATTCCATTGACAAAAAAAGTTATGATAGCGACAGAAGATCAAATGCAAAGATTTGTAAAAGAAAAATCAAAAGTTGAGTTGGTTGGTTATGGTTTTCAAAATGGCAATCAAAGAAACAATAGTTGGCAACAAAATATGAATAAATCACCACATAAATTAGTTAGTAGCCTATCTTCGCCAGAAATGGTATCTCAATTTTATAAAAGATATCCAGACGGCCTACCTTCTTGGTGGAGTATTAAAGATGGAGTTTATGGAGTAGTTCAAAATCGTACCGAAACTGGTGGCTCTATTTGCGACGGTGATTCAGGCGCTGGATTTTTTGTTGAAGAAAAAAATATTCGTTATTATTTTGGTTATGCTGGTACAGGATTAATATATAATTCTTGTCCACCGCCCGTAAAACCATTTCGTGCTCCTTCAATGAGTTGGATTACACCTGCCTATAAATTTTTGGATCTAATAAAAACTGCTGAAGATATTGTGGATGAGGATAAAAAAAGAGAGTTTTATGAAATAGAAAAAGAGCGTATTGCTGAGGAATTAAAAGCCAGGCAAGAAGCCGAACTTAAGGCTAAAATAAATGAAGAAGAAAGATTAAAGATTGAGGCTATTTCTGCTGAAATTATTAAAAATAATCAAAGCCTCGCAAGGAAGTTATACGCTGGAAAACCTTGTAGTAAAATAAGATCAACTAAGGTTGTTTATAATATTAAATTTACATGTATAAAAAAGAATAATAAGTTAGTATGGAATCAGGGTATTTGACAATCTACCCTGCCCTGTTCTATAATTAGTATACAACCTAAACAGAAAGGCTTTAAAAATGGTAGATTTTCTAGCATTGCTTACTTTTGGATTATTGGTAACATCAATAATCCTTACTTTTAAAAAACATACAAACAGATCAGTATTTTGGATTGCTACGTTAGTAGCAATTGTTGGTTTCGGCTGGATTGCTCCAGATACAAACGAAGAAAAATCTTTAAATAAAAATAATACAGAAAAATCAGTTATCAAAGAAAATAAAAATGTTAATACAGCAACACAATCTCCTATTAATATTTTGAAAAAAAATATTGAAGAATCAATTGACAGGAAAATTAAAATTGAAAAATCTTTAGATGAGTCATGTATCATGATTCGTTTTCCAATGAATGATTCCCAATGGTCAGTCAATGATATTGTTAGAAGGGGTCAAAAAGATATCTTGCTTATACTTTCAGAATATAAAAGTATGCCATTAAATAACAACTCTGCTGTATGCATTACTGGAACATTAGCATCTATAGATAGTTATGGTAGAGAAAATAAAGATTCAGCAGCCATGATGGTATCGGTTGAATACGCAACACTACAAAAAATGAATTTTAAAAATTTGCAATTCAAACCACACCTATTAGATAATTATGATTTATATGGATATACTCTCATGAGTTGGGTAAAATAATAAATAGGTTTAAGGAGCAGTAGCCAAGTTGGTCAAGGCCCCGAACTCATAATTCGGTTATCGTAGGTTCAAGTCCTACCTGCTCTACTTTGCCCTTGTAGCCCAGTGGTAGAGGCACACGACTTAAAATCGTGCAAGCGTTGGTTCGAATCCAACCAGGGGTACGATATAATAGTAAAGGAGGCATAATGGATAACAAACAATATTTAAATTTTATTAGACAAAAAAATAAAGAAATAATGTCTAAATGTCATTATTGTGATGGATTTGCTATAAATATAGAGGCAGATGGTTATGCTATTAGGCCTGTATGTAAAAATCATGATACTATGTCTCTAAGCGAAATAGAAAAGGACATAGAATGATTATTCAAATTATTGGTTTACCTGGATCTGGTAAGACTGCACTGGCGACGGCACTTAAAGAACGAATTAATGCTATTCATTTAAATGCAGATGAAGTTAGGGCTACTGTTAATTCTGATCTTGGCTTTACCCTCGAAGATCGTATAGAGCAAGCACGTCGCATGGGCGAGATGGCAAGGTTAATAGCCAAACAAGATGTAGCACCAGTTATTGTAGATTTTGTGTGTCCTACAAAAGAAACCAGAGAAGCCTTTGGAAAGCCAGATATTTTAATTTGGATGAATACCATTGAAGAAGGTAGATTTGAAGATACAAATAAAATGTTTCAAGAACCAGAATCATACGACATAATGTTTTTAAATCATGACAAAGATTCAAATGAAAAGGCTACTGAAATTATTAAGTATCACAAGTTACACGATTGGTCTGCACCTACAACACTAATGCTTGGAAGATATCAGCCGTGGCATGAAGGACATCATGCTCTATATGTTGAGGCAGGTAAGAGAACAGAACAAGTGCTACTTGGAGTTCGTAATACATACAAGACTAGTGAAAAAGATCCGCTTAAGTTTGATCAGGTAAAAGAATATATTGCTAAAGATGAATTTATGAATGGATCAATGGTATTAAGATTACCAAACATTACCAATATTGTTTATGGTAGAGATGTTGGATATAAGATTGAACAAATTGATTTGGGGGCAGACATTCATGCTATATCGGCTACGCAAAAGCGTAAAGAAATGGGCATCTAAGATATTAGATAAAATAGGCAATGATAAAATAGAATGGCCTTCATGAAAGTAACTAAGGCGAGATCATTTGTTAAGGCATTAAGTTATCGCATATGGGGAACTCTTTCTTCATTTATTGTTGCCTATGTACTAACAGGAAATGCTACACTTTCTGGTGCAATTGCATTTTGGGAAACGGTAGTTAAGATATTTATCTACTACGCACATGAACGTGGTTGGAATTATATACAATGGGGAAGAAAATAGTATACCCTCGTAACTCAGGGGATAGAGTAGCGGACTTCTAATCCGTTTGTCGTTGGTTCAAATCCAATCGAGGGTGCTACAATAGAATAGTTGGTCCGTTAGTTCAGTTGGTTAGAACGCTACCCTGTCACGGTAGAGGTCGTGAGTTCAAGTCTCATACGGATCGCACATGCTATAATTATTATGTGAACTATGAAAATTTTGTTAAACTTGCTAGTAAAAATATTTTAGATATTTATAATTATAGTACAGAAAATTCATATTTATTAAAAAATTTTACAGACAGTAATCAACTTGGAGTTAATATTCCAAACAAAAATAATCCATATTTTGAAAGAAACAAACAAAATACATCGCATATACAAGTCATCGATCCAGATAATTATTATTATATAAATGAGTTAGGACTTCGTGGAAAAATAAACTATGAGTCAGATGTTTTGACTGCGGGATGCGCTATAACTTTTGGATTAGGGATACCAGAAGAAGGAACCTGGCCACAACTTTTAAGTAAAAAAATAAATAGAGATGTAATAAACTTAGGTAATCCTGGATTTACAATTAGAAAAACTTGTGATTTAGTAATTAGGTATTCATCAAAGTATAAAATTCCTAAAACTATATTTGTTTTATTTCCAAATTTATTTAGAACTATGTTGGTGGAAGATGTAGATTTTTATGCAACAACAAAAAATATGTATCCCAACAAACAACGCAAAACATGGAAACAAGAAGGATTTGATGCTGGAATTTTGTTTAATAAACAAAATAATTTTATATCTTTTAAACACACAAATAAGCCAGGATACTTTGAATCAAAAAATAGAGATGTTAATTATATGGAAAATGTTTTATCCCCTCATCAACTAATAATAGATGCTGTCGACGCTATATCAACATTAGAGTCTTTTTGCTCTTCTCATAACATAGATCTTTATTGGTCAATATGGCATACACCAAGTGCTCTTCTAATGGATCATTTATTAAAAGTGCCAAATTTTAAACTAAAGAGATATTTTAGATTTGCCGATGATAACTTTAATAGTTATTTTGGAAAAGATGGCAAAATATCAAATAAATTTTGTAATTTAGATCATAATTCTGAATTTATAAATCATCCGTTTTGGAAACAAGGTAGTGATAAATGTATTGATATTAATGATAATATACTAGAAAAATGGATTAGTTCTCCAGGAATTCATTTTCATCACCACGTAGCAGAATTATTTAATGAGGTATATAATTAAAAAATTGGTCTGTAGTTCAGTTGGTAGAACACTCGACTGTTAATCGAGATGTCGCAGGATCGAGACCTGCCAGACCAGCAATTTTTACAAAATTAAGCAATGATATAATAGTTCAATGGACTTGTCATATAAAAATCTTTTAGATGTTTATGAGTATCACGAAAATAATTTTTATTTATATAAACATTTTATGGATACTAATAGAATTGGAAGTAATGTAATTAATTCAGAAGATCCATATAAAGTTAGACATAAGGGCAATGTCTCTGGCATACATTTAGTAGATAAAGAAAATAGTTATCACATAAATGAATTGGCACTTCGTGGAAAAATAAACTATGAGTCAGAAATACTTGGGGCAGGATGTTCTTTTACTTTTGGAATGGGTGTTCCAGAAGAAGGTATCTGGACGCAAATTTTAGGTAAAAAAATAAATAAAGATATCATAAATTTATCAAGCCCTGGATGGTCAACAAAAAAGATTTGTGATCAAATAATTATATTTTGTGCAAAATATAAAATGCCTAAAACTATTTTTGCTTTATTCCCAGGGTTTTTCAGAGGAATGATGGTTGAAGATATAGATTTTTATTCTACAACAAAAAATATGAACCCGAAGGAACAACATAAAATACCTGGATCAAACATTCCTTTATTGATGCAACAGTCTTTTGATCCAATGATTTATTCTGATAAAAGAAATAACTTTATTGCTTTTGAACATATCAAAAAATCAGATTATTTTGAACCTAAACATGAAAATATAACATATATGGAAAATGTTTTATCACCTCATCAATTAATATTGGATGCCGTTGACTCAATATATTTATTAGAATACTTTTGCAAATCACATAATATAGATTTGCAATGGTCAACATGGCATAAACCAACAACTTTGTTAATGAAAAATTTGTTAAAAATACCTAATTTTAAATTAAAAAAATATATTGAATTTTCTGATGATAATGATAACTATCTTTTGGAAAATATAAACAACTTTCCTCACAAGTCATGTAGCATTGGGCATAGTTCCAGCCTTATAAAACATCCTTGCTGGAATAAAGGATCTGATCATATTATTGACATTAACGACAATAAGTTACCTGGATGGCCTGGTCATCCAGGAATTCACTATCAAATACATCTTGCAGAATTTTTTTATAAAATATATGAGGATAATATATGAGCAATGTAAATATGACAAATAATTCTTTTGATGTTCACCCAAGAGATTTATCAAGTGGGGGTATACATATTGCTACATCTCCAAGAACTGGTTCGACATATCTTTGGTGGCTATTACATACATCTTTTGGAAGCAATGTTTATAAAACTCATATTTTAAATGAGTCTCCAGAAAATTCTGTCTCCAATCTTCCTAGAAGATATTATTGGAAAATGGGTAGAATATTTTTTAAAGAAGAGGATTATATAATTAATGTATTGCGGGATCCAATTGATACTATTTGCTCTATGCTTATTCAGGAATACGTTTACCTGGAAGAAGATATTGATTTAGAAAAATATATCAATGATAATGTTGCTAATAGGATAGAAGGTTATAATTTTTTTCACAGCAATGTGCCAAAGTTATGCGATCTTATACTTAACTATGAAGATATAAATTTACATAAACATGAAATAGTAAATCATGTAAGTGAAGCAACTGGAAGAAAAATTATTAATACAGAGTATAAGGATTTTATTAAAGATGATAAAAATAGCCACTTTTTAAAATCTGCTAAAATTTTTGACCAATATGATTTTGCTAAAGAGCAAGTTTCTAAAGGAAACTTTATTGCATCCTATAGTATATATAATAAATTAATTAAAGAATGTAAGAAGTTTTAATACTTATATGAGTAAAGAAATATGCCTAATTACTTATCCCAGGTGTGGATCTACATATTTATTTAATATTTTTAGTGAAAGTTTTAAAAAAAATATTTTTAGAAGTCATTTATATACTGAAGCACAATACAAACATTATGAAAAAAATAATTATATAGTTACATTATTAAGAAATCCACTAGATGCAATTTCATCAATAGTTTCATTGGAAGCATTTTATTTTAGCAATGAAAATAATTTTGAAAAGATAATTGATTTTACTATTAAAGATAGAATTAAAAATTATGAAACTTTTTTTAGTATAGTTCCAAAATTTTCTAATTTAATATTAAACTATGAAGATATAAATTTATATAAAAATAATATTGTTGAATATGTTAGTAGTAAAAGTGGTAATAAAATTATTAACTATGACTACAATTGTTTTATTGAGGATAACTCAGAAGCAAAATTTTTAAAATCTTCTCAAAATTATGATAAGTATGAATATATAAAACAAAAAGTATTTGATAGTAATTTAACTAAATGTTTTAATATCTATAATAACATAATAACAGAATGTAAAATTTTTAAATAATTTAAATATTATTTATTTTTCTTGTTATATTCGCCGTATTTACCAAGAACTGCTTTAATTGTTCCATCCTTGCGAAGACGAACAACATTACCATCTTTGATCTGTATAGGATTAAATTTACGAGAAGGTTTATATTGTCCAGATGACATTACCACTACCACGCTTTCTACTCTGTTTTTGAATTGAGTTAAAGGTATCAGCAAATAATGCCTTATCTTTTTCTGCATTAACTATACGACGTGACCACGAATATCCAGCATCTCCGCCCCATGCAAGCCACATGATATAGCCATTTGATGGATTAGATTGGTTTGCCCAATCTTTACCTTTCTTGTCTACTTCGTGACGTGAGAAGTAAGAGTACATCCTTTTAACAGTACTAAGAGATAAAGTTTCTCCTCTTGCTAACTGCCCTGCACGAGTCCAGCCTACTGATGTTCCAGCACCCTTTGCTTTACCCTGCTCTTTAAATCTAATTGCTTTACGTGCTGCTGCACGAGCACCTGCTGGTGGAGAATATCCCTCAGCCTTTGATACTGAATCTGTTTCATAAACCACTGTATCGTCATCTTCCCAAAGATCGTCTGCCTTTTCTGCAGGAACACAATTGGGAACCATACGTCCACCATCTCCAGGTTTCATGCCACGCTGTACATATCCATCCCAGCATGGGGCTTTCTTATTTACATTAGCACAACAATCTGATTTCATTTCTCCAGATTGACATTGTGGACACTGATCACATGTAACATCTAATTCTTTACACATAGGGCAACCACAGCCTTCGTATGCTTTTTTAACATCATCTTCTTCATCGTCTTCTTCTTCATCTTCATGCATTGATTTATCCATACCCTCATTTGCTTCAAGTGAAGGCATAACCATAACCTCAGACGCTTTGTGCCCTACAAAATACTCAGTCTCTTCAAGACCGCCTTCTTCCATTTCAAATAATTGTATTAATATTGCTGGCTCTTCTGGAGATGCAGGAAGTGCATATTCTGATCCAGGCATACCAAGCATTCCTTCTGTCATTACATGAACAACTCTACCGACATGAATTTCATCTTCATACCCTGCCATAACCATGTCGCCTTCTTTGACCATTGCTTTGCCTATATTGCCCTCAGAGCGGTTTATAGCGTAGATCTGTGCTGCAGCCTCAGAACGAGTCTTATGGCAGCCCATAACCTCTCCTGTGTCCTTTAAAGCGGGGTATCCAGAACAACCATTGGACCCTTTAGCACCTATACGATACGGCATAGAAATAGTATATCATATCTTATGATAGAATTAGAATATGGAAGAAAATTTAACACCAGAACAGCAGGCTGAGGTCCTAGTTCATAAAATAATGCAGGCAACAAAAGATAGGATAGTTTCTATTCTTCAGCCTCAGTTTGATAAAATATCAGATGGACATCTTCATTTTGATAAAGGTCTTGCTGATGCAATTATCACTGATATTAAAAACGCATAATAAAAGAGCAGTTTCTCCACATGCTCAGGTGGGCGTTGGCAGCGATACCATACGCTATATATCTATTATATCACTTACTTGATTTTGATAGTTTTTGGTTTCTTTTCTTCGGGGATGTTTCTTTCCACAAAGATGCTAAGAATACCGTCTGCCATTTCAGCACGATCAACCTCCATATACTCTCCAAGAGCAAAGGTGCGTGTGAACTTTCTGGTTGCGATACCCTTATGCAAGACATTTGTTTCGTCTTCCTCGGTTTTCTCACCCTTGATAATTAAACTTCCATTATCCACAGAAACCTCTACCTCATCCTTGCTAAAACCAGCAAGCGCTAAAGATAGTTTGTAAGTGTCCTCATCAAGTTTTACCACATCATATGGTGGATAAGATTGACGAGTTGCCTCACGATGGATATTTGAAAGACGGTCCAACTCCCTGTTGAAACCAATAAAAAATGGATCTTTAAATAGATCCAATGCAAATGAACTTACCATTATTTCCTCCTTGTTAAGCGAGTTCAATTTATACCCCCCTTTGGGCAGGTACAGTATATTAAACGTAATGGGGCACGGAATTATTCCCGATACCCCATTATGATTTTAATTTATAGATGATCGGCTGGAGTTCCGCCACCAGAAGATTTCTTTGGTGACTTCTTTACTGCCTTCTTTTTTGGAGCAGCCTTTTCAGATAACTTCTTAAGTTCTGAATCAACTACGTTTGCAATCAAGCCGAATGCTGGATCTTTTGGATTAACTGCTCTTAATGCAGGTCCTGCTACTGCAATTACTCCTGCAAGCAATAAACCTTGCAATGTAACTCCATCGCCTTGTGCAACATATGTTGCTGCTGCAACTGCAAATGATCTTCCATAAGAAGATAGCATTGCTTGTTGTGACTTTTTAAGTTTCATTTTTTCCTCCTAGGATATGAACCTTGTTATGGCATCGTAACCTAGCCATAATCCAATTATACCAGCAACTCCAGCAAACACTGGCGGGGCTGGAACTGGTAGTTTAAATGCAGCAAAAATAACACCGCACCCAAATCCTGTTAGTACTGAAAATATAATTTCTTTCATCATTCTTTCTCCCTTATCTTATCAAGTGGTGTTGGCAATGTTATCAAAGTTCCACAGTCTCGGCAGGTACCGTCCAAAAAATATAAACCAATTTCATAATCTATTGGATCAAACTGAACCACTGCATTAAAAAAAACACACCCACAATTTGGACAAGAACAGGTTGGAATTCCTCTTGCATTAATCATTTGGGATATCTTCTGGATATATTTTTTGTAATTTATCAAAAGCATTTTTTATTTTTTTAATAGAATCTTCATTAGGATTAATTAACTCATTTTCAATTTCTGATTTAAAAACTAAAAGAGAATCATGAACATCTTCTATATATTTATAGGCAATATCACGAGTTTCATTTAGAAAAGAAACTAAATGTTCACGTTCTGGCATATTATTTTGATTAAATCTATTTTCAATAAATTCAACATCTCTTATTGTTTGTTCCATCGCCAGTAATAGTTGTATGTTTTTATTTTTTAATCTAATAACTTCTACAGATAATACAAAAATAATTAATACAAAAAATAAAAATAATATAAAATCAAACATTTCTCTCCTCGTGTGTTATCCAATAATATTTGCAGGTAGAACAGCATGGTTGGTTATATATACTATGTTTAGCATAGCCAAACTTTGCATAGTACATAGGATCTTTATCAAATAAACTTGCCTTATGTGTAGTAATTACACGCATAAGTTTTATTGTGTCATCCCAAAACGATGGTTTATTGCTGCCCCATTGATCCCAACATTGATCTTTAAGTCTACTAAGATTGGCCTCATTATTTTCTGTACGAATACCTCGATTACGAGCCTCACGAATCATAGCCTGAACATACTGCCATAGTCCACGCTCATAGCCTTTCCACATAAGAACTGCTGGATGATTACGCCAGCCACCAGTGGGTGACTTACCAGATAGTACATTTAGAATTTGATAACACTCAAGTATTTGTTTATTTAAACGCTTACTATCAAGCCAACGGGCAGTAGTTACTGGATTTGCTGACGGAAGAAATGTTTGCACTATTTATTTACCTTTCCAAAAAAAGTAGAACCAGCAAATTGAAACTTCGTAGGAAAAGTATATCGCAATCCATCTGAAACTTCAAGAACCCCATGCAGATAATTTTCATTTCCAGGGAACATGATTAAACTATTAGATTTTGGCTTAATTGTCATATTATGATCTGGAAAAGTTATTTCTCCACCACTATAGTCATCATTTATATAATATAAAACTACAATATGATTTCCTTTTTGAAAATCAGTATCTATATGTGGTCGCATACCATAACCCTTGTTCCATTTAATTAAGTTATGAGCACTTACATAGGAGTTGTCTACTTCTATATCATAATGATTTATACACTTTAATTTAGCAATTTCAAATATTTTTCTTAATATTTGAACGATTTCTTCTGGAATTAATTCCATATTAAGAATTTCAGTTCCCCATGGCTCTCCAACCCAAAGGCTTTTATCAGAATTAATTGTAAAATCAAAAAGTTTTTTATGATCCTCCGTAGATAAAACATCTTCTACACTATATATATTTTTTGCTGAATTTCCTATTTTAGCAACATTGCTTAAATATATATCATCTTTTTCTAAATTAATATTTTCATAATTCATTATGCTACACCTTCCTATTGATTACTGCTGGTCCTAAAAATGTAGAGCCAGCAAACTCAAACCTCATAGGAAAAGTATACCTGAACCCTTTCAAAATTTCAAGCACTCCATGAACATAGTTTTCATTTCCAGGAAACATAATTAAACTATTTGATTTAGGCTTAATGTTTATGTTATAATCTGGAAAAACTATTTCTCCGCCCTCGTAATCATCATTAATGTAATATATACATACAATATGTTGATGATTATGATAGTCTGTGTCTATATGAGGATTCATTTTGCTACCTTTACTCCATTTTAGCAAACCGTACTCACCTCTAAAAACATCATTTATTTCTATATCGTAATGATTTTTACATTTTAAATGAGCAACTTCAAATATTTTTTTTAAAAGTTCAAGGTTATTATTTGGAATTGATTCTCTGCCAATTCTTTCGGTGCTCCACGGCTCTTTAACCCAAAAACCTTGATCAGAATTATTTATAAAATCAGACAATTCTTTATGCTCTTTATCAGATAAAACATTATCCACAACGTATACATTTTTTGCAGAACGTCCTAGTTTGGCGACATTTTTTAAATAAATTTCATCTTTTTCTAAATTAATATTTTGATTTGAAACGTTATTGTCCATTATTCTACTCCTCCTTCTCTAACTAAAAGAACAATGGCACCATTGTCCTCAAGAGCCTTTTTTACTCTTATCATATATTCTACCGCACGTCTTTTATCATTTTCAAGTAATGACATAAAAGATTTTTCTGAAGCACGAACGGTAATGAAACTATCATTATCTATTAGTTCTAACTTAAATCCTTTTGGAGCAAAATGATCCAATGACCTAAATGCCCTCTTCATATTATCCGTATACATTATTCAAATGACATTTTCTGCCAAATAGATCCCCAAATATCTTTTGTTTTGTGACTATTAAATTCTTTTGATATGCTTCCAGATTCTAGATAAATGCCTCCCCAAACCCCCCACTCTTTACTAGAAACTCCTACTGCAAAACAGGTTTTTGCTACAGGACATTCAAGGCATAGTTTATCTACAGCAGGCCTTAAGGCTTCATCCTCTTCATATTTATCAAAAAATATGTTTGTGTCATATTCGATACAAGATGCATTGTCTTTCCATTTAAGTTTATGCATGGCCTAATATAAACTTTTCTGGAATGTCCCATCCATCTCTATTAGGCTCAAATCTTTTAGTAATATACCAAGCATTATTTATATACATACCATATTGAGATGTCTTTGCTTTATCTGATTTTTGTTTACTAACTACAGTCCATCCATCCCAAAATAATGAACTATTTTTTGTAACAATTTCTTCCATTTGCTTTAATGACTTTATTTTCATTTTTCTCCTAGTATTTAAATATTCCAACTTCAACATTATTTAATTCTGCTTCTGCAACCAATTTTGAGTTACCCTCTTTAGGCTTTGATAAAAACATAAAATAATTAATATCTTTCATATTTTCAGATAGCCAGGATGGGGCAACTTTATACATTTTAATTTTTTTCCCACGGGACTTCATTCCTTTTTCTGAAACATTAACAAATTCCATAACCATAGAATTTACTTTTGCTGGTCCAGCAGTATAGATATATAAATACCCGTCGTCTGCAGACATGCCAGATAGGGCTACGCCTATGGCACGAAGGAAAACTTGGTAGTCATCAAAACTACTAGTTCCCTGAACCCCCACGATCATAAAAAGCCTCTTCCCTTAATTTATCAATGATAAACATCATTTTATCTAATTGTACACTATTCATATTCATTGTGTCAACTGTTCTTGTCGTATCTTTATTAACGTTTCCATCAATTGACATGTCTGCGGTATAGAATAAATTATCTTTAATCCAGTACGCCTGATTATCCATTATTATTACCTTAATATTAGTTTTTGCATCATGGACTTTTGATTGAGTTTTTTTAATATTATTTTTTATTGGCTCTGAAGAAAGATAAATTAAATTATGAATATGACTTTGACTAGGTTTTAAATGCCTCAAAGAAATTTCATAAAAAATATTATACTTTCTTTGTAAATAAGATATTAAATACAAAAAAACAAAGGCAGATAAAAATCCTACAATATATTCCATAATGACACCAGGATAATTATACTACTCTGTTAAAAGATTTCTTTTAATTTCTTTTAAAGTGTAAAGTTCATCATCATTTAATAAACTCATAAAGTCAGGAATAAATGCTTTTTCAGTTAAAGTAACAATTGGATTAGGATCTGTGATATTCATAGATACCATTCCTAATTCCCACAACCTCATTATATGGCTGTTAAACATATTATTAACTAAACCATGCAACTGTGGGTCTACACTCTTAAGTTTATCTGTAAACTTATATAACACTTCCCCAGTTTCCGAATCAATTCCTTCAGGCTCAAGAGCACCCAATAAAATTAATTCATCAATTCTTTTACTTTCTTCCATTTTTTGACTTTTCTCTCTGCTGGGCAAGAGCAGCAAAATCTTTAACCTTGGTCTCTCCAAGATATCCCCACGCATATCCATCTTCAATCATATGATCGTTTACAGAAATAGTATCTCCGTCAACGTAAAGCCAGCCTAAAATGCGACCATACTTTTCAGAAGAGTCTGGTTTTTCTGTTTTTATGACTATAAGTTTTGCATCCTTTAACTTAGATTTCAAGTATTCTTTTGCTTCAAGTCCAAGGCTTTTTTCAAATTTATCTGTGGTACGTGATTCTGGAGTGTCAATACCAGCAAGGCGTACTCGCTGGGCGTAGGACACATTGAAGCCAAGGTCAATGTCCACATCAATAGTGTCTCCATCTACTACCCCCGTTACCTTTTTTACTCTATATTCGTACATTAGTTTTCGCTCCCTACTAATCTGTTTTCTACAAGCCGTTCTCTTTCGTCAATAACTTCTAATGCAAACTTCATCATATTGTCATATCCAATTGCGTTGTCCATTGCCTTATTGTAATGGTGCCCGCAAAACAGAAGGGAAGAACCACTTTTGCCTATAACCTTTACATATGCCTGAGCATAGCAGCGATCACAGCGATCAGTAGCATCAAGAATCCAGACCTTCTCGTTTTCCTTACCCTTAAGCATACTAAACATATTATACCTTTCTATTAT